GGTGGGTGATGGCTACGAAGAAGGGTGTTTCTTTGAGTGTGGGGCGTGGTGAGAAGTTACCTGTATCGCGCGGGGCTGGATTGACTGAGAAGGGGCGGGAGAAGTACAACCGGGAGACGGGTTCGAATTTGAAGCCGCCTGCGCCGAATCCTAAGACTGAGGCGGATAAGGGTAGGAAGGCGAGTTTTTGTGCCCGGATGGAGGGGGTTGTAAAGAATGCTAAGGGGCCTGCTGAGCGGGCCAAGGCTTCACTTAAAAGGTGGAAGTGTTGATGAAAACCTGTTTTTGTTGTAAGACAGAAAAGCCTCACAACTTATTTTTTAGGCATCGTTTGACCGCGGACGGCTATCACAGTTGGTGCAAAGATTGTTGCACTAAGGGTAGCAAGCGGTCACGAGCAAAGCAAAACTCCACAATTGAAGGCCGCGCAAAGGTATTTTTGCAGAACGCCAAAAAAAGCGCAGCCAAGCGCCAGCAAGTTTTTTTGCTTACTGTTGCTGACATCGTAAGATGCTGGGAAGATCAGCAAGGTGTTTGCGCTTATAGTGGGCGTGAAATGACATTGGACGCCGGGCAACTGGAGACGGTGTCTATTGAAAGAATTGACAGCGCGATAGGTTACACACAAGAGAACACCATTCTTGTGTGCCAAGCAATTAATCGCATGAAATCCGATTTTCGGTTTGACGATTTTTACGATCTATGTCGAGATGTTGCTAGCTTTCTTGGTAACGATGAACTTAAACTTTCCGTTGGGGGCTACAAATGAGCAAACCGGGTCTTTACTCTGCAATTCATGCCAAGCGTGAGAGAATTCAGGCTGGTTCGGGTGAGAAAATGAGAAAGCCTGGGGCGGCTGGTGCGCCGACGGAGAAGGCTTTTAGGGAATCGGTCAAGACGGCCAACAAACCTAGCAAGGGGGGGTGTAAGAAATGCCGCTCGTGAAATCTACGTCGAAAGAGGCGTTCCGAAAGAATGTGAAGGCTGAGGTGAATGCGGGCAAGCCTGTAAAGCAGGCGGTTGCGATTGCGTATTCGGTCAAGCGTGAAGTGGCTTCCAAGAAGGGCAAGAAATGAGATCAGACAAGCGGGAGGACAAGATTCTCTCGACGGCTCGCTCGCGGTTGCAGATGGCTATTTCTGCGTACTCGGAGAGTCGTGAGGATGAGATTGATGACCTGAAGTTCTATGCGGGCTCGCCTGACAATCATTGGCAGTGGCCGGCGGATGTGTTGGCCACGCGTGGGGCGGTGCAGGGTCAGACGATCAATGCTCGGCCTTGTTTGACGATGAACAAGTTGCCGCAGCATGTGAGGCAGGTGACGAATGACCAGAGGCAGAATCGTCCGGCTGGGAAGGTCATCCCGGTGGATGATTTGGCGGACCCTGAGGTTGCTGAGATTTTTGACGGGCTAGTGCGTCACATTGAGTACATTTCGGACGCGGATGTTGCTTACGACACGGCTTGTGAGAATCAGGTGACGTATGGTGAGGGGTACATCCGGTTGTTGACGGAATACTGTGACGAGAACTCATTTGACCAGGATATCAAGATTGGTCGGGTGAGGAATTCGTTCTCGGTGTACATGGACCCGACGATTCAGGATCCTTGCGGTTCGGATGCTCAATGGTGTTTTATCACTGAGGACATCCTGAAAGAGGATTACGAGCGCATGTTCCCGGATGCGCAGCCGATCTCTACTTTGCAGAGCTTAGGTGTTGGGGATCAGTCGTTGTCGCAGTGGATCAACGAGGATACGATTCGGATTGCTGAGTATTTTTATATTGAGCATGAGACAAAGACGCTGAACTTGTACCCTGGAAATGTTTCGGCGTTTGAGGGTGATCCTGAAGACAAGCAGATGAAGGCGATGGGCATGAAGCCTGTTCGCACTCGTCGGGTGGACGTGCAGCGGGTCAAGTGGTGCAAGATCAATGGATATGAGATTCTTGAGGAGCGTGACTGGGCGGGTAAGTACATCCCGGTGGTTCGGGTGGTTGGCAACGAGTTTGAGGTGGATGGTCGGTTGTATTTGTCTGGGCTGGTTCGCAATGCGAAGGATGCTCAGCGGATGTACAACTACTGGGTCAGTCAAGAGGCTGAGATGTTGGCCCTTGCGCCCAAAGCGCCGTTCATTGGTTATGCGGGGCAGTTTGAGGGCTTTGAGACTCAATGGAAGACGGCCAACACTCAGAATTGGCCGTACTTGGAAGTCAACCCGGATGCGACAGATGGACAGGGCGCGGTTCTACCACTTCCGCAACGTGCCTTGCCTCCAATGGCCCAGACAGGGCTTATTCAAGCCAAGATGGGCGCTTCGGAGGACATCAAATCCACGACTGGGCAATATGATGCCAGTTTGGGAGCGACCAGCAATGAGCGGTCAGGTAAAGCCATTCTTGCAAGAGAGCGGCAGGGTGACACGGGAACCTTCCACTTCGTTGACAATCTTGCCCGTGCTGTGCGTTACGTGACGCGTCAGATTGTGGACCTGGCTCCCAAGATTTACGACACTCAGCGGATTGCTCGGATTATTGGGATTGATGGCGAGACCAAGATGGTCAAGATTGATCCGACGCAACAGGAGCCTGTGCGTAAGATTGTGGATCAGGCTGGGGTGGTGATTGAGAAGATTTACAACCCGAGCGTGGGCAAATACGATGTTTGCGTGACGACTGGCCCTAGCTACATGACCAAGCGCCAAGAGGCTCTGGATGCCATGTCTCAGTTGTTGCAAGGCAATCCTCAATTGTGGGCGGTGGCGGGTGATTTGTTCGTCAAGAACATGGACTGGCCTGGGGCTCAAGAGATGGCCAAGCGGTTTGCCAAGACGATTGATCCGAAGATTTTGAACGATCAGGATAAGTCGCCTGAGTTGCAAGCTGCGGAACAGCAGATGCAGGCCATGGCGCAGGAAATGGAGCAGATGCACCAGATGCTTCGTAATGTTCAGCAGTCTATGGAAGCCCGAGATATTGCTATCAAGGAATTTGAGGCGCAAGTTAGGGCGTATGATGCGGAAACGAAGCGGATCAGCGCGGTTCAGGCTGGCATGAGTCCTGAGCAGATCCAGGACATTGTGATGGGGACCATTGCTGCCGCAGTAGATACGGGTGATTTGATTACTGGGACCCCTCAATTTCGCGGAGAAACGCCGGAAATGATGGAAGAAATGCCACAACAAGGGATTGAACAATGAAAGCAGCCGATTTTTTCGGGATGTTGTTCCTCGGGCGGGATGTCGCTCACTCGGTTCACCTGAACACTCGCAGTTTTGCTAAGCACATGGCCTTGCAGGGCTTTTACGAGGGCATTGTGGACTTGGCTGACAAGTTTGCCGAGGCGTATCAGGGCAAACATGGTCTGATCGGCCCTGTTTCGTTGATGTCTGCCAAAAAAACGTCCAATATTATTGAGTTTTTGCAGGATCAGATGGACGAAATTGAAGCGGAGCGGTATAAGGTGGTCGATAAGGACTGCACCGCTTTGCAAAACATCATTGATGAGATTGTTGGGCTGTATCTTTCAACCCTTTACAAATTGAGGTTCCTGGCATGATTAAGGACGTAACAACCTGCATGGGCTACCAGCAGATTAACGGCGCTGCTGCTTCTACTGCATTGACAATTCCATCTGTTGATCCTGTGACTGGCTTGTCGGCTGTGCCAACTCATGCCGTGATTGTGGTTGAGGCGCAAACGGTCAGGTGGCGTGATGATGGCACTAACCCGACTGCGGCAATTGGGATGCCGCTAACTCCAGGGTCAATATTTATCTACGATGGCGATTTGAAAAGAATTCGTTTTATTCAAACCGCTGCGACCGCAGTTATTAACGTCACGTACTACAAATGAACATCCTACCGACCTCGTCTTCTGTTGTTGTATCGACTGTTACCGGCGGAGCTGCTGCTGAAGATGCTGTGACTACTTCGAGCCCGTTGATTGTTGGCGGCGTTGTTCGTACTGCCACATCGCCCACTACGCTGATTGCTGGTGATGCGGCTCGGGCAACGATGACCTCCAGCGCAGCGGCTGTTGTGTTTCCGTATGCGGTGCCTGAAATTAGCTGGTCGTATGCAGCTGCGGCCAACGGCATTTTGAACACGACCACTGCCGTGACGATCAAAGCGGCTGGTGCTGCTGGCATTCGTAACTACATCAGCAACATTCAGGTTTTTTCTGAAGCACTGACGACGGCTACTGAATTGGCCATCCGTGACGGTGCGGCAGGTACGGTTCTTTGGCGGATCAAGATTCCAACTACCGGGATGCCTGCATCTCAATTTGACTTTGCTGTGCCTTTGCGCGGCACTGCTGCAACCCTGTTGGAAGTGGTTACTTTGACCGCTTCAGGTGCGGGTGCTGTATATTTCAATGCGCAAGGCTTCACAGCGGTTTGATATTATTTGTAAACGTACTGGCCCGCATGACCAGGGATTCTAAGGAATCAAGACCATGACAGAAGAAGTACAAGTTCAAGCGGAAGTGCCCGCGCCGGAACAGGTTGAGACGGCCTCACCTGCGCCCGAAGTTTTATCGCCGGAAGAAAAGCCAGCGGAACAGTCCAAAACCTTTACCCAGGAGGAGTTGGATGCTGCCATTGGCAAGCGGCTTGCAAGAGAGCAGCGCAAGTGGGAAAGAGAACAGGCACAACGATTGGCTCAGGCGCAAGCCCAAGCTCAACCGATGCGCCCCGGTGTTGCACCAGCGGCAGATCAGTTTGAATCTGTCGAGGCTTATGCAGAAGCTTTGGCGGCTCACAAGGCCGAGGAACTTCTCAGAAGTCGGGAGCAGCAACGACAACAGCAAGAAATGCTCAGTGCTTATCATGACCGTGAGGAAGATGCACGCGGCAAGTATGATGACTTTGAACAAGTTGCATACAATCCGCAACTGCCTGTCACATCGGTTATGGCGGAGACGATTCAAGCCTCCGACATTGGTCCTGACATTGCTTACTTCTTGGGCTCAAATCCCAAGGAAGCTGAACGAATTTCTCGTTTGTCTCCGTTTTTGCAAGCTAAAGAAATTGGGAAGATTGAGGCAAAACTCGCCGAAAATCCTCCTGCTGTCAAAAAAACTTCAAGCGCCCCACAACCTATTTCGCCTGTTACTGCTAGAACCACTGGCGGCCCTGCTTATGAGACGACCGATCCTCGGTCTATCAAGACCATGAGCACAAGCCAATGGATCGAAGCAGAGCGACAAAGGCAAATCAGGAAAATGGAAGCACAACGTAACCGCTAAGGAACTACCATGGCAAATAGTCTGTTAACTATTGATATGATTACCCGGAAGGCTCTCGAAATTCTTGAGAACAACCTGGTTATCACCCGTAACGTCAACCGTCAGTATGACGATTCTTTCGCCGTTGAAGGCGCAAAGATCGGCTCCACCCTGCGTATCCGCCTGCCTGATCGTGCTTTGGTCACTGATGGCGCGGCTCTGCAAGTGCAGGACGACAACGAGCAGTTCACCACCCTGTCTGTTGCATCCCAAAAGCATATCGGCGTGAACTTCACCACCGCCGAACTGACCATGCAATTGGATGACTTCGCAGAGCGTGTTCTGAAGCCTCGCGTCAGCCAACTGGCAGCCTCCATTGACGCTGATGTGGCCAATGCTTTCCGTAGCATCGGCAACAGCGTTGGTACCCCTGGCACCACGCCTGCGACCTCGCTCGTTCTTCTGCAAGCTCAACAAAAGCTGAATGAAAACGCTGCTGGCATGTCTCCCCGTTATGCCACCGTGAACCCTGCAGCTAATGCTGCTCTGGTTGATGGTATGAAAGGTCTCTTTAACCCCACCGACAGCATCTCTAAGCAGTTTAAGAGCGGCATGATGGGCATGGGCGTTCTTGGCCTGGATGAGATCAACATGTCTCAATCCATCAAGACCTTGACTACCGGCACCCGTACCAACGGTACCGTGACTTCTACCATTGCCACCCAAGGCACGAACTCTATTTCCCTGTCTGGTCTGGGCGCTAACGCGACCATTGCAGCCGGTGAAGTGTTCACGATTGCCAACGTGTATGCTGTCAACCCGCAAACCCGTGAATCGACCGGCTCACTGCAACAATTCGTTGTGACTGCTGCTGCAACGGCATCGGCTGGCGGTGTGGCTACGGTTAACATCTTCCCGGCCATTTACACGGCTTCCAACGCTCTGGCTTCTGTGGATACCTTCCCGCAAGCCGCTGCTGCCGTGACTTGGTTGGGTGCAGCCTCCACTCAGTACCCGCAAAACTTGGTCTATCACAAAGACGCCATCACGTTTGCCACGGCTGACTTGCTGTTGCCCCAAGGTGTTGACATGGCTTCTCGCCAAGTTCACAACGGCATTTCGATGCGTATTGTTCGTCAGTACGACATCAACAATGACCGTATGCCTTGCCGTATTGATGTTCTGTACGGTTACAGCGTCATTCGTCCTCAAATGGCTTGCCGTATCTGGGGTTAATCTTAGTTCTTACCGGGAGCAGGTCTCCCGGTCCTTAATTGAAAGGAATTCATCATGGCTTTTCCTGTTGCAGGCACAGGCTACCAACTTGGCGATGGTAATGAGTCTGGGGTTTTGTTTTATCCCCAGCCCGCTCCCGTTGCGTTTACGACTGATCCCGCTGCGACCCCAGCCCAATTGGCTGGTATTGCTCTGTTTATCGGCACTCCTGCCGCTCCAATCAACTTCACCCTTCCGACCGTTGCGGCTCTGGAATCTGCTTATCAGGCAATGGGTGAAAAAGTGAACACGGCTTTTGAGTTTGGCATCATTAACACGACTGCCAACGCAATCACCGTTGTCACCAACACTGGTTGGACGGTTACCGGCGGCGGCTCTGTTGCCGTGACCAGCGCAAGCGCAAAGTTCCTGGCCCGTAAAACCGGCGCGGGTGCTTGGCAGCTTTACCGTCTGGCCTAAACCCTGATGCCCTGGGCCTTGCGCCTGGGGCAACTTACCGAAAGGGCTATCTATGTCTAATTCAAAGGCAATTGGCGTTGCGTTTGAGGATCAGAACATTCGTGGGGCAGATGTTGTCTACGTTGATTCTGAACTCGGATACACCGCAGCAGCTCAAGGCACTGTTACTCAGTTGACCGATAAGACCACCGCAGTGACTCTCAACAAGCCTGCCGGTCGTATCACGATGAATAACGCGGCCTTGGCAGCGACCACCAGCGTCAGTTTTCAGCTGAACAATTCTTATATCTCTCCCAACGATACTTTGATTGTTACGCTGTCTGGCGGTATCGCAACCCCGGCAACTTATAACTGCTGGGTCAATTCGCTGAGTACTGGCTCTGCCAACATCACTTTGCGAAATGTTAGTGCTGGCTCATTGTCCGAAGCGGTTGTAATCAACTTCGCAATTATCCATTGCGTCTAACCCTCGGGGGCTTCGGCCCCTGTTTTTATATGCCTCAGATTTACCTATCTCACCCCAAGCACGGCATCAAGATTGCAAGTCTTGAGGCAGAAGCCGAACATGATGAACAACACGGGTGGGTGCGTTATACTGAGCCAACGCCTTCATTGCCAAACGAGGCGGCTCCTGTGAACGTGCTGGAGATCAAGCGTCGGGGCAGGCCCCCAAAGATCACTAGGGATAACGACGAATGGCAACGACCGCAGGCGACCTCATCAATTCCGCCCTCCGACTCATCGGAGTAATTGCAGAAGGCGAGACGCCTTCTGCCGAGACCTCAAACGACGCCTTGATTGCCATGAATCAAATGATTGATTCGTGGAACACAGAGCGTTTGATGATCTACAACACCCAGGATCAGGTTTTTACTTGGCCATCTAACACTCTTCAGCGCACTCTAGGCCCATCGGGCGACTTTGTTGGAAATCGTCCTATTGCATTGGATGATTCAACCTACTTCAGAGATCCGCTGACGAACGTTTCCTACGGAATCAAGTTCATCAATCAACAGCAGTACGACGGGATTGCTGTCAAAACGGTGACCTCCACTTATCCACAGGTCATGTGGATCAACATGGAGTTTCCAAACATCCAGATGACGGTCTATCCGAAGCCTATTCGTGATTTGGAATGGCACTTCATCTCTGTTGATGAGATTTCGCAACCGGCCAACCTTGCAACCAATCTCTACATTCCCCCTGGTTATCTGAGAGCGTTCAGATACAACTTGGCGGTGGAATTTGCGCCTGAGTTTGGTGTTGAAGCTTCACCATCTGTTCAACGGATTGCAATGGTAGCCAAACGCAACCTTAAGAGACTGAACAACGGCAATGACTTGATGAGTATGCCTTACTCTCTTGTTGCAACACGTCAGCGGTTCAATGTCTTTGCAGGGAACTACTGATGAAAACGCCAATCCTTGGCCAAGCCTACGTTGCTCGTTCCTTGAACGAGGCGGCAAACCGCCTCGTAAACATGTTCCCCGAGATCGTTCCAGACGGAGGCAAAGAGGCTGCGTTTTTGATGCGCGCGCCTGGGCTCAATAGGTTGGCCACCATTGGGGCTGGTCCAATCAGAGGCATGTGGACGTTTGGCGGGTATTTGTTCGTTGTTAGCGGGATTGAACTGTACAAAGTAACCACTGCATACACATCAACTTTTCTTGGTGTCGTGGGGGGTTCTGGCCCGGTTAGCTTGTCAGACAATGGAACGCAACTATTTATAGCCACAAGTAGCGGAACCTCATACATCTACAACAATTCAACTAACGTTTTTGGCCAAATTACAGATCCAGATTTCCCAGGAGCAAAAGTTGTAGGCTACCTGGATGGGTATTTTGTTTTCATTGAGCCCAACTCTCAAAAGGTTTGGGTAACCAGTCTTTTAGATGGCACTTCTATTGATCCTTTGGAATTTGCAAGCGCAGAAGGATCGCCAGACAATCTTGTGTCAATGATTGTTGACCATAGAGAACTATGGCTGTTTGGAACAAATTCTGTTGAAGTTTGGTATGACGCAGGATTGCCAGATTTTCCGCTACAACGTGTTCAGGGCGCATTCAATGAGATTGGATGCTTGGCAACTTATTCTGTAGCCAAACTTGACAATGGAATCTTTTGGCTAGGCTCTGATGCTCGCGGCAACGGGATCGTTTATCGAGCCAACGGATACACGGGGCAGCGCGTCTCCACCCATGCTATTGAGTACGCCATTCAGAACTATGGTGATATTTCAGATGCTATTGCCTACACTTACCAGCAAGAAGGTCACTCGTTTTACGTACTGACGTTCCCAACGGCCAACAAAACTTGGGTTTACGATGTGTCTACTCAAGCATGGCATGAGCGGGCAAGCTGGCTGAATGATGACTTCATTCGTCACCGTAGCAATTGCCAAGTAAACTTTAACAATGAAATCATTGTTGGCGACTATCAGGATGGCAGGATCTATGCATTTGATCTTGACGTTTACAGTGATGATGGAGCAATTCAAAAGTGGCTACGCTCATGGAGAGCGTTACCTACTGGTCAAAATAATCTGAAGCGCACATCACATCATTCTTTGCAGATTGATTGCGAATCTGGGGTTGGTTTGAACGGAAATGTGCAAGGCACTGACCCACAAGTAAACCTAAGATGGTCTGACGACGGCGGCCACACTTGGGGCAACTACCACACTCGATCAATGGGCGGGATCGGTGAGTACGGAACCCGCGTGTTCTGGCTCAGGCTTGGTATGACGCGAAAGCTTCGTGACCGTGTATATGAAGTTTCTGGTACAGATCCAGTCAAAATTGCCATCATGGGCGCAGAACTTGGAGTGACCCCAACAAATGCGTGACATTACTAACATCACTCCGCCCAGAGTTGATTTTATTGATCCGCGCACTGGGTTGATTGCTCGTGAATGGTACAGGTTCTTCTTAAACCTGTTTCGGCTGACTGGCAGCGGGTCTAATGATGTCAGTTTGGTAGACGTTCAGATGACGCCATCATCACCAGAGTTGTCAGAACTGCAAAAACAGGACATTTCTGTTTTGCTGGCTCAATATGACAATGCAGCCAGTTTGATAGAAGGCTTATACCTTCAGCCTCCTGTAATACCACAAGTGGCTCAAGATGACGTAACGCCTCGTGCTGAAATCGGAACGATTGCAGCTCAGAACCGTGATAACGTGTCCATCACGGGAGGAAGCATTGCAAACGTTACGATTACAGGCGGCAGTGTTACGTCAGCGGTTACAGACAACACAACATCATTGATTGCATCAAGCTCAACTTTGGCTAATGGGGCTGGCGCATTGGCTGGAACATTGAACAATGCTCCTGCGGCTGGCAACCCAACGAAATGGGTTAGCATTAACGACAACGGAACGACTCGGTATATCCCGGCTTGGTAACAAAAGGACCTTAAGAAATGGCAATGCTTACCCCTAGTCCAAAGATGCAATTTTTTGACGCTAACGGAAACCCGTTGGTTGGAGGAAAACTGTACACCTATGCAGCCGGGACCAATACGCCTTTGGCTACCTACACGGATGCAGGAGGCGCAACACCCAACTCAAACCCCGTGATTCTTGATTCACGTGGGGAAGCCAACGTTTGGCTTGGGGTGACTCAGTACAAATTCACTCTAAAAGACAGTCTTGATAACCTAATTTGGACCGTTGACAATCTCAACCAAGTTGATGCCGTAACTCTTGCAAGACTGGCTCAGTCTGACGGATCTTCTTTGATTGGATTTTTGCAAAACGGCACTGGCGCAATTGCTACTACCGTTCAGGCAAAACTCCGCGAATCTGTCAGCGTCAAAGATTTTGGCGCAGTTGGCAATGGGATTGCAAACGATACGACAGCACTACAAGCCGCCGTCACTTATGCAGTCAGCAATGGAAAAGCACTTTACATCCCGTCTGGAACCTATCTCTATTCATCACTGACCGGCTTAGATCAGAACAACATCACAATTTATGGTGATGGATCAAGTAACACTGTGTTGAAATTTACCGGAACAGGTGTTGCTTTGGAAACCGGTACGAATGCTGGTTTTAGGCAAGGTATTAACTTGTCTGGCTTTACCGTAGAGGGTAACGCAAACACATCGAACATCGTTCACGCAAACCGTCTAGCGCGTTCGTTTTGGAACGATATTAACGTTCGCGAGGCCAATCCTGCTTCTGGAATCGGATTTATTTTTACTGGTTGTTCGCTGAACAACTTTAACTATCTTATGTGTTCGCAAGATCGCAATCAGATGGTTAACCCACCGCTAGAAGCGTTCAACATCAACGCAGCAAACCCTCAAGGAAACAGTACAAACAACGTTTGGACTAATCTATATGCTGAAGGGTTTTGGCCGCCATCGGCAAACAGCATAAACATTGGCGTTCGAATTACTGGCGGCGATCAAAACGTATTTATTGGGGGTTCTCCTGAGTCCTGCAAAACTTGGGGCACTTTGATTAGTCAATTTAGCCGATTTAACACTTTTATTGGTGTTGGATGGGAAAACTTGCAAGCAATTGGTGGTGACGTAGCCGATGGTGGCGTTACCAATCGCTTCATTAATTGCTACTCATCTGAAAAATTTTTGATGCAGGGGCGTTCGTCAGTTATTGAAGGCGGGTATTTTGAGCGAATCCAAATTGATGCTGGATCAGTCAAAAACAAAGTTTATGACGTCACTGTGAACCATTGGGCAACTGGGGCCGGTGGATTGTTTGATTCTGGTACAGGCACTGAAACTCAGAACGTCTACGACTCAGATGCATCGGTATATTTGACAGACATTTATCCTCGGTTTTTGCTTTCTCTTAATGCACCAACCAATAACGTTACAGGAAATGGCGCTGTTTATACAGTTGCATTCAATGAAATATTTGATGACAACAATAACTGTAATGGAACAATATTTACAGCGCCAGTAAAGGGGCGCTATCAGTTGCAATCAACGCTTACCTTGACTGGCGTTGATAGCGCAGCGACAACAGTAACCGTAAGAATTGTAACAACTTCAAGAAACTACGTTACAACAAAACGACTAAATCTTCCGGCTGGATCGCACGATCAGCAAATTTCCGTTTCCGCAGTTGCTGACATGAATGTTGGTGATACTGCTTATGTAACTATCCAAGTTGACGGCATGGCTGGAAATACTGTTGATTTGTTGGGGAATGCAACTAATGCCTGGAGCACGTTCTCAGGTCACAAAATATATTGAGGCTCAATCATGACCGTCACCGTCAAAGTTCTGATCCCGGCCAAAACTGCCGAAAACGCCCAAACAACTCAGTACACCGCAACTAACGTCACGACCATCATTGACAAGTTCACTGCGACGAACTACAGCGGCACAGCGGCCACAATTTCTGTAAACTTGGTCACAAGTGCAGACACGGCAGGCAATCAAAATTTGATTACCAAGACCAAGACGTTGCAGGCTTCTGAGGTGTACACCTTCCCCGAGCTGGTCGGTCAAGTGCTGGTAGCAGGTGGGTTCATCTCAACCCTGGCTGGCACTGCATCAGCCATCAACATTCGGGCAAGTGGGCGGGAGATCACATGATCGAGCATTTTTTCAGCTCTGGGGTGTACGCCAAACAAACCAAAATGCCAGCAGGTGTTTGGCTGGTTCAGCACACTCATCACTTTGACCATCTTTCGATCTTGGCATCAGGATCGGTCAAGCTTATGGTGGATGACAAAGAATCAACCATTCACGCTCCGGCCTGCATCACAATTGAAGCGGGTAAGCATCACGGGGTTTTGGCTTTGACGGACTGCGTTTGGTACTGTGTACACGCAACTGACTGCACCGACGCTGACAAAGTGGACGAGGTTCTAACTGCTGCCTCAGACATGAATCAGGTAGCACAATTGGCGCAAGCCTTGGGAGATTAACATGCCTTGGATGGCCGTTGCCGGTTCAAATATTGTAGGAAGCCTGATCGGGGCAAATGCGGCCAAAAGTGCCGCCAATGCTCAATTGCAAGCCTCTAGAGAAGCCGCACAAGCTCAAAAAGAAATGTTTGAGAAGCAAATTGCGCTTCAAGAACCATTTCGACAAGCAGGACTGACCGCCCAGCAGCGGTACATGAATCTTCTGGGGCTTTCTCAAGCTCCTACGGCTCGGACTCAACAAGAAATTCGTAATGCTTTGGCAGCTCAGTACATGAGACCCCCAACCGAAGGCAGAGCAATCCCTGAAGTTGATGAAGAAGCGTTGTCAGCAGCAATCCAAGCCGAAATGGCGAAAGATGCTCAAGCGGCTCAAGCGTACGAAGCATTAAAAGCTTCACCGGAGTTCGGTCGATACGCTCGCGATTTCAGCATGGCCGATTTTGAACAAGATCCAGGCTATGCGTTTCGTATGCAAGAAGGCCTTAAGGCTTTGGATCGTCAAGCAGCCGCTCGCGGCGGCTTGATCTCTGGAGGTGCTTTGAAAGCTGCTCAACGATATGGGCAAGAGGCGGCGAGTCAAGAGTACACCAACGCATTCAATCGCTATCAAGCGAATCGAGCCAATCAGCTCCAGCCTTTGCAGTCCCTTATGGGTACTGGGCAAACTGCGGCCAATACGCTTACCGGCGCTGCGGGGCAGTATGGACAAGGCGCGGCAGAGCAATTTGTTGGGGCCGGAAACGCTCGCGCGTCTGGTTACATGGGGCAGGCAAATGCACTGCGCGGCGCAATTGGACAGGGCGTAAACGCTTATCAAAATCAACAGTATTTGAACATGTTGCAAGGCAGACCAAGCGGAGGCGGCAATCCATTCGGCGGATTCTTTAGCACTGGCGCGGGCTCAATGGGTTTTGGTGGCGGCTCTGTCCAAGGCAACCCTGATTACACTTGGGATCTCTGAACATGGCAACAATCAATCCAAGTATCGCTATGTCGTTGCAGCCAATGGAGATTGAGTCTCCATTGAACACCTATGCAAAGTTTGCTCAGATTCAGCAAGCGCAGCAGGCTAATGAGTTAGCAAAGATGCAAGCTCAGGAGTACAGGCGCGGACTTCAAGAGCAGGAACAGGTTAGAAATTACCTGTCTGGTGGCGCAGACTTGACCGCTCCAGAAACTCTAAAAGGCTTGTATGGCTTTGGCAAAACTGGCGCTGAAATGGCTCAAAAAGTCATGGCTGCAAGAAAAGAGGAGCGGGAAGCGGCCAAGTCTCAAGAGGACCTAACATCCAAGATTCAATCAAGATATTTGAATGGAATTGGGTCGGCTCAATCTTTCAAAGAATTGGCTGACGTGCATCAAGCAATGTTTAATGATCCAGTGCTTGGCCAAGCACTTAAACAATCTGGAAGAAATGTTGATGTTGGATTGAAAGCTATTCAAGAAGCTCAAAACTCATCAGATCCAACAACCGCATTTAGAGATTTGCAGCTCCGAATGGCCGGCGGCGTTCAAAAATATCTTGAAATGAGTAAGCCAACGGTCATGCAACAAGGAAATAGACTTGTTTCAGTTGAACCAATTTCCGGGCGTGTTAGCGTTGTTCCTGGAAGTGAATACCAGCAACCTATTACTCGATATCAACAGGCTCAAATGGATTTGCAAAGAGAGCTTGCAGGTCAAGGCGTCTCATATCAAACAGATGCCCAAGGAAACATTATTGCTTTGCCAACAAAAGTAACCACTGGAATCGCTCCCGTGGCAAAACCTGTAACTGGAGAAGGTGGCGTTCCTGTCAAAGCAAAGCCAACCGCATTTGCCGAGAAGGCAGAAGCTCAAAGAAAACAGATGGCTAGAGATATTACTTTGGCTGTAACAGAAATTGAAGATGCTATTAAGCCAGGCGGTCTCCTTGATAAATCAACATCTAGCGGATTAGGCAAGATGTTAGACACTGGAGCGGCTTTCTTTGGAAAGTCTACAGAAGGTGCGCAAGCGGCTGCTGCATTAAAACCAATTGCTGATCTAGGTTTGAAGATGGTCCCAAGATTTGAAGGGCCACAGTCCGACAAAGACACTCAATCTTATAAAGAAGCCGCTGGGCAACTTTCCAATGAAGCTTTGCCCATTGAGACAAGAAGAAGTGCTGCAAAAGTTCTTGTAAAGTTAATGAAAGCCAGACAAGGACAATTTGTCAATCAAGCAATGGCTAATGAGGGAATTGCTCCGTCTGGTGAAGTTCCCGCGCCCGCAGCAGCGCCAACAAACCGTCCATCTCTAAACGATATTTTCGGGGGCAAATAATGGCCACGTCAATTCAAGAAAAGATTACTAAAGCAAGAGACGCCGGTTACAACGATGACGAGATTGTTAAGTTTCTTGGAGATACCCCTGACTTTGGTCCAAAGTTAAAAACTGCTATTGATGCAGGCTACAAGCCTGATGAGATTTTAAGTTACCTTTCTCAGCCTTCAAAAGAAGCAAAGCCGCAACCAAGCCAATCAATGCTGCAAGCAGCACAGAGAGAGGCTCAAGCGGGGCTTGGCGAAGGCATACCAACTCAGCGTCGAGTTGACTTTGCTTCAATGACCCCGGAAGAACGGAAGCAAGCAAAATTTGCTACTGTGCAAGCAACTAACCCATTGATTGAGGTTGCAGCGGGCGGTGTTCGTGGTGCTGGATCTATTGGCGCAACAATTCTTAGGCCATTTGAGACGGCGGAAGAAAATGTGCAGCGTCGTCAAGCAATGGACGAAGCATTGCAACAGTTGACAGGGGCTAGGCCTGAGTCTTTTGGGTACAAGTCTGGAAAGATTGGAGCTGAAATTGCTGGAACCGCTGGGCTTGGTGGTCTTTCTGCCAATGCTTTGCGGATGATTCCAGGGGCTTCAGCAGCAGTTCCTAACTTTCTAAATGCACTTAGAACAGGCGGATTTGGAGCAGGAAAAATTGCTCCTTCCGTTGCTGCTGGTGCAACTGTGGGCGGCGCTACAAGTGGTCTTATCAATCCTGAAGATGCTGGGACAGGGTCATTGATTGGAGGCGGACTTCCGTTGGTTGGTAAAGGTGTTCCCGCTGTTGTTGGAGCCGTTACGCCAAATGTTGTAAAAGAAGCGTTTGCGGCCGGTAAGCAAAACGCAACTGCTTTTATTGACAACTTAAGAAAAAATGTGCCTGTTGATGACGTTCTTGATGTACTAAAAAACGGCATCTCTCAGATGCGAAATGACGCATCATCAGCTTACACAACGGCAAAAACTGGATGGGCAGCAAACACAAAACCACTAGATTATTCCAAGGTTGATGCCGCGATCAATAAAATTGACCAATCAATTACTCATGCTGGCAAATCAATTATTGGAGCAGACGAGCAAAAAATCATTTCTGAAGCAAAAGATGCTATTGCGCAATGGAAGGCAGATCACCCGACGCCTACAGCCGTTGATTTAGACGCTTTAAAACGTAGATTGGATGCAATCTACCCAGAAAGCGGAAAACAGACGCAAGCAAAAAGAGCTTTGTCTGAATTCGAATCGTCTGTAAAACAAACGATTGTTGATGCTGTTCCAGAGTACAAAGATGCAATGAAAGCCTACGAAACTCAGACTAGGCTTATAAGAGAAATCAGTGACGCTTTGGGCGGAAGCGATAAGATTAAAAAAGAGACTGCACTGAATAAGATCATGCAGGCTCTTAAACAGACGCCCTCCGGAGAGTACAAGCAAGCATTGATTGGGCAACTTGAATCTCAAACAGGGCAACAACTTAGGCCTGCAATTGCAGGTCAATTGATGTCTGATGTCGTCCCTCAGTCCTTGACAGGCAGAGGTGCGTTGGGGCTTGGCGGGGTTGCATCAATTATGAACCCTTCTTTATTGCCTGCTCTAGCTTTGACTTCTCCTAGACTTGTTGGCGAAACTGCTTATGGTGCTGGAAGATTTGCTGGAGCACTTCCAAAAATTACACAGCAATTTCCAGTTGTGCAAAATGCTCTTGCTTCATTAACAAGAACGTCAACGCCAACACAACAATTGATTGTGAATGCATTAAGTCAAAATCAGTAAACGGAGAAAGCAATTGGACAATCAGATGATTTTCAACGCCGCCGTAAGCCTTGCTGGATTCCTTGGGGGCTGGGTTCTGAACAACATTTACAAGGCCATTGAGCGGCTGGAGGAGGAGGCTAGAACCTCCCCGGCCAAGTACGTCAGACGTGATGACTATCGAGAAGACATGAACGAGGTGAAAAACCTTCTCGGAAAGATCAGCGATAAGTTGGACAAGAAAGAGGATAAAAGGTAATGCTTACCCTACTCAGCACAATCGTTTCGTTTCTGGCGGGCGGATTGCCTAGGTTCTTGGAGTTCATGAAGGATCGCAGCGACAAGCGACAAGAGATTGAATTGCTGGGTATGCAGATCCAGAGGGAGTTGGAACTTCGCAAACTTGGCTTTGATGCCGAGGCCAAGTTAGAGGAGATCCGCTCCGCTCAGTTGGAAATGGATATTGCAAGCCGCGAGATCCAAGCCAGAATCGGCGCACAAAGCGACGAAATGAAGGCCATTTATCGCCACGATGCGGAGATCGGTGAAGGTGCTAGCCAGTGGGTGATTAACCTGCGCGCGTCTGTGCGGCCTGTAGTTACCTACGGATTTTTCATCCTTCTGGTTCTGATTGACATCGGCATTTTCTTTTATGGGGTGGCTGCTGGCGCGTCGTTTGTTGATGTTGCGGCGCAGCTTTGGGATGAGAACACACAGGCGCTATTTGCCTCAGTGATAGCGTTCCATTTTGGTGGGCGGGCCTTCGGCAAATGAAGACTTCAGAAGCCGGAATCAGCCTTATCAAACACTTTGAGGGCGTCAGGCTCAAGCCTTACAGGTGTCCGGCTTTGCTCTGGACTGTCGGCGTCGGGCATGTGCTGTATCCAAGGCAGCATCACTTAACACTTGAGGAGCGTATGCATTTCCAACTCGCTC